TAGCATTCTCTTTGTCAATGTATTTTTCTCTAATAATAGGGACCATGAAATTTAAGATAGAGTCTTTACTACCACCGATAGTATTATTCATAATATGACCGATTAACCGATTGATGTCGGTATTGGCAATTAATGATTTATTGTTTCTTAATGTATAATTCATACATTGGACGTCGCGGATAGTGTATAACATACTCTGTTTGATTTTAATGTTGTTGTGTTTCATCCAACGATAGGCGTTAACATTGTTTGACAACGAGATTTGTTCACACACACCCAGACGGTCCTCAAAATCATAGATACTTCTATTTTTAAGTGCCAGGTCTAAAATTTCATACAATTCGTTCTTCTTGAGAAGTCTCCCAATAATAGCAGGATTTATTTTATGACCATTATTGACCAACCATTTTACACCATTGAATGAGTTAGATGTATTGAGACATCTGTCAAATAAACTATTATAAGTCTGTGTATAATAAACACAATACTTATTAAATCCCTTGGAATAACTATCTATTACTCGCCGCCACTGACGATTAATAGTTCTCATTTTATATATTTTCAGCGGGTGAACTAAATCCACCAGTGAATATGTTCTCTTATTCTCGTGTCTCCTGTTGTATTCCCTATCCAGAGGGTGTTGGCATTGAACAGTGATAATGTGATTCACCATTTCGTCAGGGATGAAGTCCATTTTACTGAAGTTTAATGAGTTTAATGAAGTTTAATGAAGTTTAATGAAGTTTAATGTATAGTTTAAATTCCTAATAATATTTCAATTTGTTTAATTTCATATAAAGAGATGATGTCATTTTAATATAAATGACATTATTCAATAAAGTATTAGTATTATTACAGGATAATAAAGAAAGGAGTAGCAGAGAAATATATAAGGAACTCGTTATAAACAAAGAGCACTTCTTTATGTCACAGAACCCTGTTTTAGAAGTAAGTAAAGTGTGTAATAAACTTATTAAACAGGATAAATTAAGATGTTTTGATGATAAACCAATTAAGTATTACGTATCTTATTATGAAAGTAAAGATATTAACGAGAAAGACATAAAACCAAAAGAAATCGAAGAGTTTCTAGAACCTGTAGACATAGTAGAATCTATAACAAAATACGAGAATAAGAAAAATCAAATCGCTCATGATATTTATAAGAGAAGGGTTATAAAAAATTCACTTACTATAGGAATACTAGTGTTCGGTATATATATAGCGACAACAATGTCTGCTAGTATTTTGACCGTAAGTTTCAGTTAGTGAAATCATAGTTTATTAAAATCTATCTTCGGTTCTTTTATTTAAAAATAAAAGGATTAATTAAATTAAATGATGTCAGCATTGTCCACGAAGTATTTTTATGATATGTATCAGGATTGGAACGATTCACCTGATATGTTGTTAGATCCAGTAACAACTGTATCCAGAATCGCGCTCCTACAATACAAACCAGAGGGAACTAAGATAAGCATTCAGAATCACAAGATTGGATATATGGAAACAAGTTTCTACCAAGGGACATGGCGAATGTTTCAGGGGGATCAGAGAGAAGATTTAAAAAATCTGTACAAACCGGTTATAGCGTGCGTTAAATGGTGGGGCGATCAGGAAGGCGTCAAAGACATAGTAAAAGAAGCAGTTCATGGGTTAAATGAATTGAGAAAAACATATTCGGAGACGTCTACTATCTATCACACAATAACTCTCTATAAAACAATAATGGAACATTATATAGAGGGACAATCTATAGACTATCTGGTGGATTCCATGCCAGATATAAATGAACCACCTTCCGAAGACATAAAACTACTTTGGAATAAGAGAGAAATAGAGGTGATATCATTATTATTAAAGAATATGGTGTATTATAAAGACAACGAAGAACTAAAAAAAATACATATGGACCCAATAGAGAAACTATTGGATGGTAAAGAATCAATGTTAACTGACATTCTAAATAAACGCATTGGCAGTTTTTAATCTTCTATTTCTTTTCTTTTTAATTCGTTATTTTCATCTAATAAACTGTCATTTTCTTCATTTAAAAATTCATAAGCATTTAGTAATTCATCATTTTCACGATTCAATCGCGCATTTTCACGATTCAACCGTTCATTTTCATTTGTTAAATATTCTATATCGCGGGCAGTTTCCTCTTTTTGTCTGGCGAGTTCGGATTTTAGTAATCCAATATCTGGCGGGTCCCTTCCTCCTTTTTTAACCGAATTCTTTCTGCTTTTTCTTTTTGTCTTATGTTTTCCCATTTATATACACCGACATTTTTAATCCATTTGCGAACAAATATATTCTTTAATATCGTCTTCTATGCCGTTGGGAACATTCTTCAACCACCTATCAAATTCGCCTTTACATTTTTCAATAAGTAATTCAGTATTATCAACCGGGACAGGTACTGGTACCGGAACCACGGGGTTTGGTGGAGTTGGACTGAATCCCCCACCACGTCCTGAGGATGGATGCATCATCGTTATACATGGTGGACGTTTCAGTGATCGCGGACGTGGTTTCGGTTTTCTTACCTTTACCGGAACAGGAACAGGAACAGGAACAGGAACAGGAACAGGAACAGGAACAGGAACAGGAACAGGAACAGGGGATTCATCTCTAACTATATTTTGTTTAATAGCGTATTTCACCAAATCTTTGTATCTAGGTGTAGATTTATCTGCACTAAAGTAATATTCGTGCCATTTTTGAATTTTAGCAAGAAGTGCTGTATAACTATTAGTTACATATGAAGTCATGTGTTTATTACAGGTTACACCAATTTTACTATTAATACTCTTATAAAACCATACTATTTCGTGATAGTTTTGAATATGGGAATTATTACCTGATCTCTTTTGATAATCTAGTTTTGAAATATTAGGAGTAGAATCAGTCGGAACTGTTCTCTCGGTAGTAATATCAGCATAGCACCGAAAATTGCGATAAGCGGCAATACACCCGCGTGGAAAATAATCCTTAGTAGATTTTTCTAGACCCCGATCTTCCTGATAGTTTCTTTCATTAAATAGTGTGAATGTAGAAGTAAAACGCAGTTTTACTTCTTCTTCTTTATTTTCCTTCATAAATGAAATAATATTTTTTTTAGTTCCGTATAGTTTTTTTCCGTCCCAAAATCCTATACCTTTACTGTTTCCTACAGATTTAGAATCAGTCCACGGAATGTGTTCCTGAAATATAGCAATTATTTTATCTTTGGATGGATAGTAATGAACTAAAGTGGCAATGTTAAATGGTTTACATTTTTCATCTGTTAATGGATTATACTGATTAATTATCTCATTCCCATTAAATTTTATACTAATATCATGTCTATTACGAATGCGGTAATAAATGCGGGACAGGTCATTCAAAATTGTATTATTGTCGTAATCAGATTCATTGACTATGTCTGAGCGGATATATTTTACGATAATTGTGGAACCGTATTCATACTCGTGATGAACCCGATACTCTGATTCAGAAATTTCATTAAATGTTGTAGGATTATAACTTTTAGTTGCGTCCTCTATCTTACACATTTCCCTGAAATCAAAAGATATCATATAATACGCATCATTGTGTCTGGTATATACTGTAAATACTTCCCCTAAATTTATTGCCGCGGCCTTCATACCAATACCAAATTCAGATGTCTGCTCATCGTCCCCATGACCCTCCCGTGTGTGTGTCATATTAAATGGATTTTTATCTCCACTTTGCATAATGCCTTCAAATCCCGTCTGACAGTCGTCAGAAACAGATATGTAAGTGGGTTTGCCATCTGCTGATTTTATGTTTACTATAATAGAGATATTCTTACAAATCATTATTACATTGTCTACAAATTCAGCAATACCTCTTACAAAGGTGTAACTGGAAGCGCGGATGTTTTTACACTGTCCTTTAAATGTAGGTGCCCCGATATTCATTATAATATAGATAATAAAAAATAATTTATTAGTTTTTCAATTTTATTTAAGCGTCTGTCTGGGATTGGATATACCCAATGATTGCCATTGCCCGTTCTTTAGTACTTTGCGGTTTATTAGCATTGCTTACACCCTGTAGTTCGGTTGTGTTGTCTGTTTCAACAATACTTGACGGGGTTCGCGTGTTCTTTTGAAATAGTTTCATATGTTCATTGGTAATACCGGTTTGAGAAAATGCAAGAAGATGTCTGGCAAAAGTTTCTACATCCATATCTTCCATAATATTATCAATATCCCCGAATCCGGGAGCCGATGAGTCGTATTTCTTAAGGTAAATAACTCCTAGTGTATAAACTAGATACGGTTTTACCTTCTCTTTTGTTACATCGAATCCAATAGTTTCCATACTTTCACCATTACGAATTTCAAGGCATTTATCAATGATATTAAATAAATCATCAAGAATGGATTTATACATATCTTGTTTTTCTACAGGGAATTCATAACCCCATCTTGAAGAGTTAAATTTAAGAAGTGATGAGATAGTAGATTTAGGTTCAGGGTTTCCACCGGGGATACATAATAGATTAAAGAGTCCCCCGGATATATTCATATCAGGGTAGCGGTGAAGTGAACGCATTTCAATACTCTGCTGGAAACGTGCTAGATAATCCCGACGAATCTCACGCAGAAACTCGTGAACCTTGTGTGGTCCAGCATAGATCTTTTCACCAGGAGACAGTGATGCTTGGTTGTTCAGTTTGTTGTAAATATCGATCATAATTGGTTCAAGGCAGTTGATGTAATTGATTATTTTAATGGTTTTCTTGTCAAATTTTCGACGATCGGAATCAGAAAATACCGAACAACTTGTAATTTCTGTATAGTTAGTACATTCACTAGAACTCCGTTTCAGGATAAGACGTACGTCTGGATCTTCAAGGGGTTCTTTATACATAAAGTAGGTTTGACCGATTTGAACACCAAAGCAATTACGCATGAATTGTGTAAGACAGCGACACCGGTGCCCCCCATCGTATAGTTTAGATCTTCCATCTTCTTCTTCCATGAGAGTAATAGATGGAATATTAACACCTTTAATGATACTGAATATAAAGTCCTCTTTGAATTCTAGTGACCATCCATCATTGTCACGATTGTCCGATTTTACTAGATTTTTTGTTTCAAGATCTAGATTTTGTGGACGTCGTTGAACAGCGGGCATTGAAATCATCCCGGTTGTAAATTCCCGCACAAGCGTTTTTATTTCTTTGTCAGAACTGGTGTGTAGGATTGACTCCGTGAATATACTCATAATTATAAAGGTAATGGATATATTAGAAAAGATTTCAATTTTAAGGCATCTATTACGGATTACCCTGTCTTATTTTTTTCGTTTTTTTTCGCAATTCCCTGTAAAATTCGTCTTTCATTTGTTAATTTATGAAAGATAAAAATTGAAATAATATATATTAATAATAGTATTAATATGAATAGTATGAAAGCAATTAGTTTATTCTCAGGTTGTGGTGGTGATACGCTTGGTCTTAAAATGTCTGATATAGATGTTGTTGCTTATGTAGAGAAAGAAAGAGTATTTCAAGAAACCCATAACACCAATTTTCCTAATAGTGTATTGATTGGTTCTGATATAGCAAAAATTCCGGATAAAGATTTTGAAAAATATAAGGGTAAAATAGATATTATCTTTGCTGGATTTCCTTGTCAGGGATTCTCAAATGCTGGTAAGAAACTAGCGAATGATCCCCGTAATACTCTATTCAAAGAATTTGCCCGCGCTGTTAAAATCATTAAACCCAAATACATCATAGGTGAAAATGTTAAAGGACTGCTTGCCCGAAAAACAGATAATGGGGAAGATTACATTGATATCATTAAGAAGGAATTTACCGATATGAATTACACTATTGATTATAAAGTCTTCAAGACACACGAATACGGAGTACCGCAAAAACGGGAACGTCTTATTATTATTGGTACCAATACTGGGAAAACACTCAAATTCCCAGAACCTTTTACCACCTCTCCAAATCTACAAGATATCATTTCATTTAACATGAAAGGCGCTTTGAAAATAGAATCAGACCATTACAATATGTCAGAACTTGTTCCCGCTGAATGTATCCTAACTGACGAAACTAACACGGAAGATACCAACGATCCGCACCCTTTTCTAACACTGCGAGGATTGGCAACAGATTTCACTTATAATGATATTACACACGATAATCTAATATCATTTTCTAAAAGAAGTTCTGGTAATCACATTGAAGTCATTGATATCCGCAAACCCTCTAAAACTATCATTTGTACGTACAGTCATCAACCCAGACTATTTGTACCTCTTAAAAATGCTAATGGTTATTTCCTAAGGGCACTTCTACCAGATGAACTAAAACAGATTCAAGGATTTCCGGCAGATTATACAATCTGTGGAAACGATTCAAAAAAAATAGTTCAGATAGGCAATGCTGTTCCACCGCCACTCATTAAGGCAATTGTTGAAGCACTTATTGGATAAGGTTGCGTATACGAGCTTTATATGTTGGTCTTGGATATACATACATACACCCTGATAAATTATGGGCATTATCACCTCTAGCATATTTATTTTTTAATATTTCTAACTCATTGGCATAATTGTATACCCAATCTTCGGATGATTTAGGAAAATAATCACCATTAACATGAATCATTTGCGGGTCAATATTATTTTGTGTTACATATTCTTTACCTGTAAATAAAATTATATATTCTGTGTCTTTATTTGGCATAGTATCATTAAAGTATATACTAAATGAATCTGTTTTTTTCATTTCAATATTTAGACCGATATCATTAATATTTCTAAAATCTTTGGGTTGCTGTGAGGAAGCCTGTGTATATGTATATCCCAAATTATCTAGAATTTCTTTAAATTTATCAATGTATTTTCTCTCTGCTACTTGTGTATTACCATTCTCTGTAATAAGGGATTTAAGATATTCGGGTGTTAGAACTTCGCGTGCTATTGCTAGTATTATATCCATAGTTCTCTTTTTGATATCAAAGTTATAAGATAATCCATTAAAGGTGGATATAGACATTACGGTGCTAATAATTTTATTATTTATTTTCAATTTAAAAATGTCTTCAGATTAAAATTGAAAATAAATAATAAAATAATAAATACTACAAATACTACAAATGGATATCCAACTAAAAGAAGGGTTGGAATATTTGAAATCAGTTAAAAATAATAGCGTGGATCTCATATTAACAGACCCGCCTTATATTATATCGAGAGATACTGGTATGAATGAACATTATAATACTATTAAGGAGAATGAACTAAAAAAAGTAGAATTTGTTAAAACAGGAGAAGAATGGTTAGAATATAAAAAGACATTAAAAAAACCGGTAGAAGAATTAGAAGCAGATAAAGGTAAAGGGTGGTCTAAAGAAAATTATTTGAAATATGGGTGTATACTTGGTAAAAAGTATGCAGTAAAAACCGACTACGGAAAATGGGACTCTGAATTTACAATGGAAACCCTTGATAAATTTATTAAAGAGTATTATAGCAAATTAAGAAAAGGTGGCACCGTTATCATTTGGTTTGATATGTGGAAATTGGAAAGTCTTAAAAAAATGATGGAAAATAATAAGTTCAAACAAATACGATTAGTAGAATGGATTAAAACAAATCCTCAACCTCTTAATAGTAGTGTCAATTATTTAACTAACTGTCGTGAAGTAGCACTACTTGGTGTTAAAGGTGGGAAACCGACCTTTAACAGTAAATATGACAAGGGTATTTATCATTACCCGCTCCAAGGTGGTAAAAATAGATTCCACCCGACACAAAAAAGTCTCGCGTTATTTGAAGAATTAATTAAAAAACATAGTAACGAAGGAGACACTGTTATGGATACTTTTCTAGGTTCTGGGACCACTGCAATTGCTTGTAAAAATACCAAACGATTGTTTAAAGGTTGCGAAGTATCAAAGGAATATTATGATAAATCTATGAAAATTATTAATGGTTAGAATCATCAATGTATCCTCGGTAATCTATTAATAATTTTTTAAAATCTTGTAAATTTTTTGGATATATACTTCTGATCCATGTTAACATATGCGTATTACTCATTTTTCTATTACATTCCTTACATATCGGTAGTAAATTTTTCCATTCGTTAGTGCCATCATTATAATCAGATATAATATGTCCAAATTCTACTTGTATTTTACCCCAATTTGCGTATATCGTTTCTTTACAACAAGGGCACGCTGCCGAAAATGAATTATGAAATGCTTTATGCCATATAAATAATTTAGTTGCTGGACTAATTGTATCTCTATTGCTTGTTTCTTTTTTTAGTAGAACCCCCATAACTTTTAACAATCTTTCTCCATTTTTAGTTGCTTGAATATTTGCCTTATCTACTGGTAATTCAAATAAATCATTTTCTTTATTAATAAAAAAATTTATACGTGGATGCCCACCAAATATTTTCTTACCAAACGCTCCACCTTGTTTGGATTTCCCTCCCAAATTTTTACATATTACACGATGATTAATACAATGATTATTTAAATACACAAATGCCCCATCTAAATCAGACACGGCATTTGTATATTCATTTGCCTGGTCCTTTGCTTCTAGGTCATCTACTATATCATAATATATGTGTGAGATTGTTTTTTCTATCTCTAAAAATCTATTTTCTATTTCATAAGGAGTATACAAATCATTCTTTGTTAAAGTTTCAGGTCTTCCGGGTAATTTTACATATTCTGGAATATCTTCAAATGCACTACTTAACTCTTGATGATTTATTATTTTCATTATGATTGGTCTTTTTAAACAAGATGAAATATTAGTATTAGGTGTATCATATCCTAATATTGCTTTAAATACCCCTTCTTGTTTAGTTATATCATTATCTGTTAGACTACTTAGACAAGTATCAAGTTGTGTTTTTCGACCATTATAGTAAAAATCTATCCATTCATTATATATTTTCAAATTCAGAAATCGGTGTATATGTTTACGAATTTCTATTTTTTTTTCGTCATTGATAAATACATCTATCCATATTTTATTTAGTGGGATAACAAGCAATGTACCATTTACCAATGTATCTATAGTATTTCCCGATATTTTTTTAACTGTGGATTTATAATAGTTTATATCTTCTATTGTTACATCCATCCAGGGCGTATGATTAAAATTTCCTACATAAATCTTTTCTCTATCATCACCAAAAGAGTAAAAACAAGCCAAATCTTGTTTACAACACGCTTTATCTTTTATAAGACGGTCTATAGTCAATTTGATACCATGACCATTGACACTACAATTCTTTTTTAATGAACCAGATTTATTTTTTGTTATAATAGAATCTTTATCATCTCTAGAAAAACCATCATCATTGTGCCATATGTAAATATTACCATTATGATAAAAAAAGCATTGAATATTACCCGATAAATTTCCCATAATTTCATATAATAGATCAGGTAATTTCATTGGTATATTTCTATCTGCTATATTTCTACTTTTTTCATCGGTTGTCATAAGTTTTAAGTTCATTTCTATATATCCTATAGGATACTCTTTAAATATTTTGTAGGAATTTCTTATGAAACCGAAATTTAATCACGTCCCTTCCCCGTGCTTCATGCTTAAAATGGAATTGAATTTCACCAATTTTAACAATTGTTCCATTTTCTAGTTTCATAAGTGGTTCAGATGAAAATTCACATCTACCACCTTTTCTTTTTTCATTTACTTTCTCTTCATAGGTGTCTTTTGTAAAAGAGATATTACTAAAATCAATCTGTTTTTTTATAAGAATCTCTACAGATGGTTTTGTCTTACATTTGCTCATCAATACCAAGTAATCACAGCAGAATGTATTTTCATACATTCTTTTCAAGTATAATTCAATATTATCTTTCATCCAGTTGAATCTTAGTGTATTGGATTCTCCTCTTGATAGATCTACCGATGGTTTCGGACATTCTGGAAAGTTGCGTTCATTGTGAAATGACATATAGGTAGGTTGACCACCCTGTGGGCATATTTTCCCACCTTTCTTCTGTAATGTTTTTAAACTGAGTGTTTTATTTCCAACTACTCTAAAATCTACCTTACCATTCATGAATCCCTCACTTGATTCTATAACAATTTCAGGGTTATTTGCTCTAAACTTTTCAAATTCGAGTCTCATTGTTTCCTTAATTTCATTGTCAATTCGGGTTCTCTTCAGTTCAGCGATGTTGTGGGGGATCCCATACACCTCTGCTAGGCACGCTTCTGCAGTAATTCCGTATGTTTCGTTAGTAGTCATCCTCTGTCTTATAAAAATATACGTAATATATATTCAATTTAGTAAGCGCGTTCAATCCTTCCAGTACTTCCGCAATGTCGCCACTGATATATCGATGTCTAATTTTTTAAGTTCCTGTACCCCGTATTTCAAGGACATTGATGGTTCCTGGTGTCTAATATTTCTAATCAATACTATCTGATGATCTGTATATTTACCTTTCTTCTTCTTCTCTTTGGGTATAATGAATTCATAATCCAGTTTTTTACCCTCGCTGGTCTCTATATACCCTTTTATATTCAGGTTGCCGTGATGTTCTTCCAGGTGACACTTCTTACAGAGTGCTGTTAAATTACTCTTCCGGTTTTTATGAATTGCACCTATCATTCCATTGATATCTGCTTCATTCTGTTCCTGAATGTGATGCGTATCAACTGCTTTGTCACCACATACCTCACATAATGCGACATTCTTATGAGCGTTGTAATGACTGGGGTTATGTTCCACGATGTCGGTCTTTCCCCGCGTTAATTTTAGTAGAATCTTGTTGGCGTTTGTTAAAAAGGTTTCATCCATATCCATTGCTCTAGCTACTTTTAGTCCGTAGATGGCGTCCCCGCTTCCTTCTTCTAACTTACGGTCGTATATCAGTAGATCATTTTCTTGGCGTATTTTCAGATGAAACCGTTTCATAGTTTTAATTTCATTTAATTCCTCGATGGCATTTAATTCGTG